AAAGCTGACTGCTACTTCAAGCTAGGTGATATGATAGACAAGAATGAGATCACATTCAACAGCAAGTATAAAGATCAAATCACAAAGGAGCTAGAGCTAGTAAGGAGAGCCAATGTAGGCAGTGATGGTAAGCTGATGGTAACTGATAAGGAAACTATTGCAGCCAAAGCTGGAGGACTCTCCCCTGACATTGCAGATAGTATCATGATGCGTGCCTACTTTGAAGTCAATAAGAGAGACGGTAGGTACTTTGTTGGAGGAGTAGCTGTCTAATTCTTTTTAGCTATTGCTGATATTCTGATTGACTGCTTTTCTTGATGTGCTGCCATGACAGCCATGATACCTCTCAGTTCCTCATAAAAAAATTGAGCAATGAACTCACCATTCTCATTCAAGATTTGCACTTTTTCCTCATCAATATAGACCGTTGCACTCAGTAGCTCCTCATCGTTATCATCATCAGGATTGATGAAGATACATGGCTTGTATAGGCCCATCTTTATGTAGGTATTATTCATAAGATCAGAGCTAAAATGATCACCAATATACCACCCTCTACCAGTGCAGCAGTTCTCCATCCTCTTATACGTTTCTCTTTTTTACTGATAATGTCCTTTTTTTGCGATATATCACCCTCTAATTGTGCAATATATTGCACATTGTGACTAATTATCTCATTTAGTGAGTGATTTATCATACTAAGATTGTCATTATCTGCCTGCAGATATTCCATCCTAGTGACTCCCATCACTACCAGTCTCCTCTCAATCCTTAAAGTATCCAGCTTTCTCAAGCTCACTGAGTCTTTTGATAGCTTTTGTGTAGCTGCTATCAATGGCAATGCTATCATACAGATAGATAGTATCAATCTTCTCATGGTATATCTCTTTGATTTTTACTCTTGTCTTGACAAGTGTGTCAATTCTTTGCTCTATTACTTTTTGTGCCACAGCTCTGAATGATTGCAGCTATCAATAATAGTACTGCAATGCTTATCATGATCACTGCATCAATATACTTTGCCTTCATATATTTTCTTATTCTCTACATGGAAATTTTTTCCGTCTCTGTGCAAGATAGCAAAGCCATGATTCCACTGATTAGCTGGTCTGTATCTAGGTGATAAGTCACAGAGACAACCAACAGACCATGTGGTGATGATCTTACCATTGATGTCCTTCTCATTGTGTTCAGATGTCTGATGCCAGTGTCCACAGATTGCATGACTCTTAGCTCTTAGGTAGAGACCCCTTGCAATGTTTACAGGACTGAATACATTCTGCCCAAATTCGTGACCATGTACTACATTCAAGCTGTTGAACTTAGCAAATGTCCTACCATCAATCCACTCTACTCCATACTGATCTAGCCACATAAGAGACTGCAAGTTGAATGCATCTATCTCTACCAGTTCCGGTGCATGTGATGATAGGTATCTCCAGTACCTCTCCTCATGATTGCCCTCTTTGTAGTATACTTTTTTGAATAGTGGGGATACCATCTTCAGGAATGACCTCACTGTCTCAAGCTCTTGAGAGAATGACCTAGATTCGGGATCCTTCTCCCATCTTGATAGCGTGTGGCAGTCTAGTATATCTCCATTGAGATACAATGTATCACAGCCTTTCTCTAGTCCATAGGTCAGAGCAATGCTCAAAGCTTCCTCATCATGGTAGGGGAAGTGAATATCTTTGAGCAAAAGTATCTTTTCACCCTTGATATTGACTGGCATCCTCTTGACAATGGCTGATTTAGGCAGTGTGAAGTAGGGTGATTTAGCTACATACAGACTCTTGTCTGTTGTTTCTAGATGATTTCTAGAGCCTTTCTGTCCCCTAATTATTCTTATCAAATCTCTAGCTGACTCTGTATTCTTGTAAAGCTTTCCATGCTCTTTCTTTAGGAGCTTAGCTAGTGTCATGTGAGGCATGTCTTGATGATTTCTGCAGTATTCCTCTGCTGTCAATCTAGCTAAAGTCTTAGGTCTACTCATTTATTAGTGTATAGGTGAATACTCCCTTCCCACTGTCCTTGCATTTCTTTAGTAAAAAATTGAAATCTGATGGGTCAGCTATCACCTGGCACCCTGCACTCCACTTGTCCACTAGCTTGCTCATCAAATTAGCATTGGCTCTGTGTATATTGATACCAAACATGCCCCTATCTATCACTCCCCCTACATCTGCTTTCTCATCTCTGTTGGCATCTCTGAACACATTGACTGGCATGATCTGTACAAGCGCCTCATATTTGCCCTGATGCAGTCCTATCCTCCAGCTATTTTTGTACTGCCCCTCTTGGAGGACAGCGGTACCTTTAGGATTGAGTAGATTTTTTAGCCAGTGCTTACCTAACTTTTCCTGCATCCAGGATAGGTTACTTATTGTCAGCATTCAGCTTTTGTATTTTCTTATGATAATAGATGATGGTCATAACTCCCACGACAATAGCGACCAGACCAGCAATGATCTTGACAATGATCTCCACTTCCTCTAGGTTAGCTACTGATGCCATGCTTATTGATGTGACTGCACCTATTGTACCCGGTGTGTCATTATTTGTTACCATTATTCTCTCTTTTTTTTAAGTCATTCATCATCTTGTTGTAGAAAGATTTCATTTTCATTTCATACTCTTTCCTCTTGTCTACTTGACTGGTAGGAAGTCTTTTATTGACCATCGTAGGCATCCATGAGCTTGTGCAGTTCACTCTCGCTGATGCTTGTGGCATTCTCACTGTCTCTACTGACTATATTACCATTGTCATGCTTGTATACTAGCAAGGGATATAGCTCAATCATGGTCCACCACACTAGCATCTTTCTCACATATTGGTCAATGAGTGTCTCATAGTCCCCTGCAAGGGTGCCAGCTTGTGCATCTGCCTTGAGCTTATTAGTCAAATCAGTACCTAGATAGTTGACTAGATACTTATCTTGAGCTAGATAGATGCATGGTCTGATGATGGCAGTGTCAACACTGTCATTGATTGCTGTATATTTCTTGATGAATGTCTCATCAATTAAAAGTATTTCCGGTAGTACTGCCATTTTATTATCCGTATTTTAGTGATCCTCTGCCTGGTCTGTTAATTGGTGCAATGCCCTCAATGCCTTTCGGCTTTACATAAGGTACATTCCCCACTCTCTTATCATTGTCAAGCCCCTTATTAGGTAGGAACTTTCCTTTCTCTTGTTTTCTAAAGTATATCTGACGCTTCCAAAAATGATGACAGTAGGCTCCCCCGACCCAACGGAAGATATCGTAACTACTCTGCCCTGCAGGAGCGAACTCACCATTCACTCCATCATCACTCATCTGTTGAATGTCCTCATATTTGAACACTGCACCAGCTTTGCTCATTGCTACCATCTCAATACAGAAGTCTCTGCTATTAGCTGATAGATTTTGACTGTATGCATAGCGTAGCTTGTATAGTCCAGCATCACCCCACTGACTTCTCTCTGACTCATCACCCTTAGCATAGCTATCAAGTGACTGTGTACTCTGCTTTTGCTTTTAGTTGCTCAATGAATGCTGCACCTTGCTCATCTGAAAAGTCATTCCATCCACCTGCACATGATTGCGCATTGGCTCTCTCTAGTATTCGTGCTGCCCAGTCTTTTCCTGGATCTCCACCCCATAACTGCCATGCTATTCTGCCTGCAGTTGGAAAGCCATCTTCTCCCTGATTCCACCCTAGAGCTTCCTTGTCCACCTCATGCCTAGCAAAGTAGCTGTTCATTCGAGTGACAGTGTCTAGTGATAGATTGCGCATGTTAGAGATATCTCTAGCTCTTGCTACTCCTACCTCAGTTCCTCCTCTCTTGTACTCCTCTCTCCACTTCAGACCTAGCTCAGCTTCTGCTGCCATTTCTTTAGTGGGTGCAAAAGATGTCTCCTCCTCCGCAAGTTTTATCTTTTTTTTTTCAGACTGCTGAATGACTGTAGTCTCAGCTTGCATCTCAATGATGTCATTCTTTTCAATGATCACTTGTGATGGTACTCCATTGAATGCTAGTATCTGTTCTACTGCATCTGTGATGATACGCTGAAATGGCTCAATTACTTGCTTTGTGAATACATATAGAGCAGCCTTTATCTCGTCTGTATTAGAGCCTAGTCCATTGCCATCAGTTCTCACTCCCATAAGTAGAGGTGATGTCACTCTGTGGGCTACAATGATTTGAGAGGTAGCCTCTTTGGAGAGGTACTCATATTGCTTGTCAGCATCAGTGACTGGAAATGGCTGTATGACTGGTGCCTCATCTTTACTCTTAGTGAATGTGATGAGGAACTTACCAGCGTTCTGAGTGCCTGATAAATTTCTCTCAATCTCTCTAGAGATTATTCTCTGAGCTTCGGGTGATGGCTCACCGTTGGGGAAGTTAATATGAAAGGATGGAAAGAAACCATTGAGTATATTGTTCACATGGTACTCACTGATATGTCTAGTCAGTTCAATCCAATCTTTACTACTGATATAATCGGGACGAGGATAGTACAATGATCCCACACTATGCAGATGGAAGAAAAGCACTTGTCGTGGTGATTGATCTTCGGGATTGAAAAGAGGTACATATTCAGGCTTATTCTTTTGCTTTCTGATGTCTTGCCAATCTCTACTATACCATACTCCACATACATGATCCTCCTCATCTGATATAGCTAGTCTCACATTCTCATAGGGCAAGTGATTGACCTGCACAATGCGAGTGTGGTCCATGCTGTAGATAAGCTCCCAATAGACTCCACCTTGTAGCTTTAAGTCTAGTGCAGATGAGCCCAATATATTATCTAGCTCAAGCTTTGCGATGTTCACCTGGCTAGCTGGATTCTCACTCTTGAAACCTTTACCAGCTATCATAAATGAGATACTATTGACTAAGCTGCCATGCACTGGAGAAGATTGATAGAGGTCTATCAAGTACTGAGGCATTGCATTTCCCTCTCCCCATTCAACCCACCCCTTTGTAGTCTCTTTCTCTACTTCCTCTACCTTGATATATTTCGCAAAAGCTAAGTTGGTGATGTTATCCATTGTATATATAGTCTGATGGTGTAGTAAATGATGGAGTCTGATAGTAGGTCACTCCCGTTGTAGCTTCCATGAAACCTTCCTCTACCAGTCCCAAAGATAATGATGGGTCTAAATTAGTCCCATTTGTACATAGAACATGCTATCTCTTAGAGAGTAGGTGAGTCTATTGTACCATCGAAGTCATTCACGATAGAGTCAGCTAAGCGGTAAGCTTTGTGTATCTCCTCAGCAGTGAAAGTGATTTTGTATCCGTTGAAATCAATCTTAGTAGTACCAGTCTCAGTAGACTCAGTAGCTACCTCTGCACCATCCTTGTAACCCATTAGCCAGTAGTTATCATTGTTGTCTTGTACAATGATCACATGACGGCCTCTGCTGAAAGTGTCAAGCTGTAATCTGCGAGCTGCAGAAAGCTTAGTGAACTGAGCAGTTAAGGTCTGAGTGTAGAAAATAGTGTTGTTTTCTTTTGATACAGTTGCTGCCTCCACAAAGTTACCAGTGTGAGGCTTCATGTTGTAGGTCTCCCAAGTAGCTGCTGGGAGTGCAGTGATTTGTTCTGTTGTGGGATCTATTGTAGCTGAATCAGTAATAGTAGCGTATGGACCAATCCAAAAGGCCTTGATACCACCTACATAGTTCTTACAGTCTACTAGAAAACCCGCTGTTGCTAAACATGCCATTTCTTTAATTTTTTATTTGTTAGTATCTATAAAAAAGGCGGAGCCAAATACCCCGCCCCTTTTTATGTTAGATGTGTTTGTCTTAGAATGCTACAGCTACATCACCAGCGAAACCTACTTGAGTTCCGAAACGGTATCTCATAGCCATTCTCACATTGTCAGATGCATCAGTCAAGCTCATGTCTACTACCTTCACCTCATTCATGTCAGATACTAAGTCAGTACCTACGAATAAGTTCTCAGGCTGAGCGAACAACAAGCAGTCATTTGAGAAACCTGGACATACATAGATTTCATATCCATATACTTGCTTCAAGATAGCGTTGTCAGCAGGCTGAAGTGGACCTCCAGTACCAGCAGCCATACAAGCTTGCATGTATAATTGGAAAGTCTTTCTGCTCATGTAGCACTTAGTGTTAGGTGATCCCATGATAGATGCAGGGATAACAGCTACAGTACCATCAATAGCGGTCATGATGTTACCTGCAGTCAAAGCACCAGTGATGTCATAGTCAGCACTACCAGACTTAGCGTCAGAGATTTGCTTCAACAAACCATTGAAAGCAGTGTATCCACTAGCTCCACCTACTGATCCCGAAAAGTTACCTACCCACAAGTTGAACTCAATCTGCTCAGAGATTTTGCCAGCTAAGTAAGTCAATAAGAAGTCAGCGAAGTTAGCAGGGATAACATCATTGATGAAACCTCTACCAGTCTGCATAGCTTCCCAGTCATTAGCGAATTGCTCTTTACATACTTCGATGTTAGTTTTCAAATCAGTTACAGTCAATACAGCCTCAGCCAATGTCAATGCAGATGATCCTACACTGAAATCACATGGGAAAGGTGATGTAGATTGTACCAAGTTAGCAGAAGATAATTTCTTCAATACTGCCTTGAATTTTACATTTTCTTTGACGGTCACATAGCGGTTAGCGATGGTATCTCCAGTCAAAAGAGCAGCGTGGATATACGGTAAGGCTAATTCACCTGCGTATGTGCTGCTAGAGATTGTTAATGTACTTGCCATTTTTTTCTATTTATTAAATTTATTTATTTGCGATAATTGCCTTGATGCGATCTGCAGCACTTTTGTACTCGATCATTGGCTTGATTTCTTTTTTTACTGCTGTCTGCTTAACAGATACAGCTGCTGCTTGATTTGATAATGCAGAGTATGCAGCTTTCACTGTGTCAAGCTCTTTAGCTACCTCAGACATCTCAATCTCTTTGCTAGAAAGTATCTTTTGAAATTCGGCCTTTAGTTCGGTGATTTGTTCGGTGATTGCAGTCAATGCATCATCTACATACTGCTTGGTCAATACCTCAGCTTGTTCTGATTGCTCAGCCTCTACTGTCACCTCTACTTCTACTTCATCCTCTTTGGGAGTAATAGCTGATACTTTGCCCTCAAGTACTGAAAGCACAGTGCCATCGGCCACAATATAGTCACCGTCAGCAACAGCCACAGGATTGCCATCAGCATCCTTAGTGTAAATTTCAACCCCAAGATCCCAGCTCTCAGCCGGTGTGAATACGATAGTGCCATCTTCTAGTGCTGTTTCTACCATGAACTTTAGAGCCTCTGCAGTCTCCTCTTTTGTTACCTCAGCAGACTCATCTACTGAGAGCTTTATGTTATGTGCTGAAAGCTTCTC